AATTGGCTTTGTAATCAACTACATAGCGAACCTGATTATATTGCCACTGTTCGGGTTACATGTAACGCTTTTAGAGAACTTCTACATTGGACTTCTTTATACCGTTATATCCGTAGCACGTAGTTACATTGTGCGTCGATGGTTTGATGAACGAATTCACAAAGCTGCGCTAAAATTAGCTAAGGAAACAAAGTGAGGTTTGTTAAATGGTCAGGGACGATCTTATGTTTAGTAGGTATTGGGCTTACCAGTTTCAATATCTATCCCGCAAACATATTCCTAAGTTTGATTGGTAGCGGACTTTGGACATACGCTGGCTATAAACAATCTGACTTTGCCCTATTCTTGGTGGAACTGGTTGCAGTTCTTTTTTATTTGGTAGGTGCATTTACTTGGGCATTGAAATGATTGATTACGCAGAACACGCATTACGCATTAAAAAGTTAGAGAAAGAAATTCATAACTTAGTTTTAAAAAGAAAATACCAAGAAGCAGAATCACTGGCAGGTGAATTATTAATTGATGTAAGACAACTATGGATTTGGTTAATCCACGCACAGGAGAGCATTAATGAGTCGAATAGTAACGTTAGACTTTGAGACTTACTACGACAAAGACTATAGCCTCAAGAAACTAACAACCGAGTCTTATATAAGAGACGAACGGTTTGAAGTTATTGGTGTCACAGTTAAAGTAGATGACTATCCAACCGACTGGTTTAGCGGAACGATGGCAGAAACAAAAAATTGGCTAAGCGCTTTGTCGTGGGATGAGTATTACCTTCTTTGTCATAACACTGCATTTGACGGGGCTATTTTAAATTGGCACTTTGACATTAAACCAAAGTTTTATTTGGATACCTTATCCATGTCAAGACCAATTACAGGGCAGTCAGTTGGCGGATCTCTGGCCGCACTAGCAAAGCAATACAACATCGGGCAAAAAGGTACAGAGGTTATCACTGCACTTGGTAAAAGACGTAGTGACTTCACCGAGTTAGAGCTACTACAGTACGGTGACTACTGTAAAAACGATACAGAACTTACATACAAGCTATTTAATATTCTTAAGGCTGAGATCCCCCGCAAGGAACTGTACATCATTGACTTGATGGTTCGGATGTTTACTGACCCCGTACTGGAGCTTAATACGGAAACATTAGAGAAACATCTTGTTGCAGTGCAGAAGAAAAAAGACCTACTTATGGAACGGATTGACCAATCTATCGGTCGGGATGCCCTCATGTCAAATCCAAAGTTTGCTGAGGTTTTAAAGAAGCTAGGTGTAGAACCGCCTACAAAGATTAGTCTACGGACAGGAAAGGAATCCTATGCGTTTGGCAAGACGGACTCTGCATTCAAGGCGCTTCTCGATCACAACGATGAGAGAGTTCAAGCAGTTGTGTCGGCCCGATTGGGAATCAAGAGTACTTTGGAAGAAACTAGAACGGCTTCGTTTATCGGAATATCGAAGAGGGGTGCGCTTCCAATCATGCTCAATTACTATGGGGCACACACTGGTCGGGCATCAGGCGGAGACAAGATCAATCTTCAAAATCTCCCACGTGGGGGAGAACTACGAAAAAGTATTAAAGCACCCAAGGGGCACTTACTTGTGGCATCTGATTCGGCGCAAATCGAAGCTAGGGTGGTTGCGTGGTTGGCGGGAGAAAAAGATCTTGTTGAAGACTTTAAGCAGAATGTAGATATCTATTCTAAATTTGCGACGGAGGTATATGGTTACCAAATTCAGAAGGCTTCGCATCCAACGGAGAGGTTCGTGGGTAAGACCTGCATTTTGGGTCTCGGTTACGGAATGGGTGCGGAAAAGTTTAAAGGCACTCTCAAAATAGGTATGGCGGGTATGTCCGTGGACATCCCATTATCTGAGGCTCAGCGTGTAGTTAAGTTGTATCGAGGTATGTACCCGTTCATTGAAAAGCTTTGGAAGCAGGGTCAAGAAGCCCTTGAAGCCATGATCGCAGGACATGAGTATGACCTAGGTGTGGCTATAAAACTTAAGTGCAAAGACAACAAAATTTACTTACCCAACGGTATGTATGTAAGCTACCCAAACTTGCGTAAATCAGGCAATGAGTTCTTATATGATTCCCGCTACGGCCCAAACAAAATCTACGGCGGTAAAGTTATAGAGAACGTAGTGCAAGCACTGGCTCGTATTGTAGTGTTCGATCAGATGGCTAAGATTGACCAAAAATTTAGGAAACTTGATACCCCTGCACGGCGACATAAAGTTTGCTTAACTGTCCATGACGAGATCGTAGCGGTTGTACCCAAAGATTATGTAGAAGAAGCAGTACATTTTATGGGTAAGATGATGTTACAGACTCCATCGTGGTGTCCTGATTTACCCGTATCGTTCGAAGCTGATTCAGGCGAGAGTTATGGGGATTGCAAATAATATAAATAGGAGTAAGATAGACACACCGCAAAACATGATTTGTGGCGATACTCATTGGAGAAAACATGGCACTTCCATCAGCTTGGACTTTCTCAGGCTTAGAAAAGTTTGAGACTTGCCCTCGACAGTTTTACCATGTCAGGGTTAAACGAGATATAAAAGAACCCCCTACTGAAGCAACGAAGTGGGGTGAGCGTGTGCATCAGGCACTAGAACTTAGAGTCACGCAAGGATTTAAACTACCCGAAGGTATGGAACAGTGGGAAGGTTTAGCGGCAAAGTTAGCCGAAGTACCTGGAAAAAAGTTAGCTGAATATAAGCTAGCCGTAAACGACAATTTTGAAGCCTGCGAGTGGACTGAGGCATGGAGCCGTGGTATCGCAGACTTGATAATTGTTGCGGGTAAGAAAGCAATCAATCTTGATTACAAAACAGGAAAGCGCAAACCCACCGAGCAGTTGGCATTGTATGCAGGATATACATTCGCTAACTTCCCTGAGGTTGAAGAAGTTGAAACAGGCTTCGTTTGGCTCAAAGATAAAAAGATTGATAAAGAGAAATTCACACGGGAAGATATACCTAAAATATGGCAGGAGTTCTTACCAAGAGTGATAAAATTAGAGTCAGCCTATGAACGGGATTCTTGGCCTTGCAAACCATCAGGTTTATGTAAAGGCTGGTGTCCAGTAAAAACTTGCGATTATTACAAGGACAAGTGATACTATGGCTCAAACCCCTGAAGGTAAAGTAAAAGACGCAATTAAGAAAGTCTTAGATTCATATGGGTTTTGGCGGGCAGGAACTGCAAAGCCAGCCAAAGTAGAAGGATGGTATTACATGCCAGTATCAAATGGTATGGGTGTACATGGTATACCTGACTTTGTTTGTTGCTGGAAAGGTAAGTTCTTCTGCATCGAAGCAAAAGCCACGGGAGGCAAGACAACGGCAAATCAAGAGGCACGACATGATGAAATTCGTGCGGCTAAAGGATGGGTGTTAGTTGTTGATAATAAAGAAGTATTAGTGGAGTTTTTAGAAAATGCCCGACATAGTAGATAAGGCGAATGATTTGGTATCGCTCAGTGAAGAACTGGCTCTCAAAGAAATTCGATCCATGAAACCCGAAGCCGTATATACAGGCGAATGCTTGTTGTGCGGTGAGGAACTTGAGCCACCAAAAAGATGGTGCGATGCTGAGCATCGTGACCGTTGGGAACTTGAAAGGAAACGTAAATGAATAAAGGCGGAGCAACTAAAGCTGCCTACGATAAAGCATACAATGCTAAGCCCGATCAACTTAAGAAAAGGGCGGCTCGTAATGCGGCTCGTCGTGAGTTAATGGCAGAAGGCAAAGTAAGTAAAGGTGACGGCAAAGATGTAGACCACAAAAAGCCACTCAAAAACGGAGGCACGAACGCTAAAGGTAACTTAAAAGTTACTAGCCAAACTGCAAACCGTGGATGGAGAAAAGGCAAAAGTGGCTACTCGGTTGATTAGGCGAATCAATACCACTTATTTAGCAAGAATACTTGGTGTTGATTGCGTCGAAGAGACGTATTTCCCCTGCGAATTTGAAGTAGGGTATGTTTGTATCACCGAAGGTAAAGAAGTATGCAGTATGAAGTTTAGCGATTACACACCATTAGAAGACCGAATAACGGCGATGTTGGTGACTATAAGGATAGAACATGGCAACAATAGTGAAGGAAAAGGAGGCGGTACTCCTTAGGCTACGCAACCCCTCAAGGGTTACATCGGTCATACCGACCGCTAAAAAGATAGTACATAAAGGACAGGAACTTGTAGCCGTTCCACATCGGCCTGACGAGGCTCGCATCCTAAAGATGCTGGGTTACGACACACCCGACCCCATGAAGCTACATTACGATTGGCCTAAGGCAGGCGGTAGGTTTTTACCATTTGCCGCACAGATTGAGACTGCCAACTTCGTAACTATGCACAGTAGGTGTTTCATTCTAAATAGCATGGGCACAGGCAAGACAGTTAGTTCACTGTGGGCGTACGACTACATGCGTAGCCGCAATCAAGTTAAAAAAGCATTGATCGTTTGTCCGTTAAGTACGATGGAGCGCACCTGGGCAGACGAAGTGTTCAAGACATTTCCTCATTTAGACGCTCAGGTATTGTATGGCAGTCGTGAGCGCAGACGTAAGTTATTGAAAGAAGAAGCGCATTTATACATTATAAACACTGACGGGTTAAAGACTATCGAGGAAGACCTCAAGAACCGCCCCGACATTGATCTGCTTATTATTGACGAAGTGGCTATGTTTAGGAACGGCAGTACAAACCGTTGGAAGACCATGAACACGATAGCCAACAAACAGTGCGCTCGACGTATATGGGCATTGACTGGTATGCCAACACCTAATGCACCAACCGATGCATGGGCACAGTGCAAGCTAGTTAATCCCAACAGTACAACCGTACCAAGTTACTTTACAAAAGCACGGGATGCTCTCATGCGTCAGATCAGTCCATTCAAGTGGGTGGCACGAGATAACGCTAACGATATTGTCAAAGAGTGGATGCAACCTGCTATTCGGTTTAGCCTTGACGACTGTACAGATTTGCCCGAGCAGATTCATATGTCACGGCAGGTTGAGATGTCTGACGAGCAGAAGAAAGCCTACAAAGAAATGTTCGGTAAGCTAAAAACCGAGTTTGAAGGCGGCGAGATCTTGGCAGTTAATGAAGCAGTTAAAGCCAACAAGCTTGTACAGATTGCTTGTGGTGTGGCATACGGGCTAAACGGTGAGCCAATTATTCTGCCTGCGGCGGCAAGACTTGAAACTTTACAAGAAGTTATCGAAGAATCCGAAGGTAAAGTAATTGTGTTTGTACCACTTACGGCAGTTCTAGAACATGTGGCTGAGCATCTTAGCAAGAACTGGGAAGTAGCCATTGTCCACGGAGAGACCTCAAAGACTGACCGTGATGAGATATTTAGGGCTTTTCAGCACTCGCCAAATCCACATGTATTGGTAGCTAACCCTGGAACTATGAGCCACGGGTTAACCCTAACTGAAGCTACAACCATAGTTTGGTATGCGCCTGTACATTCTAACGACACTTACGAGCAGGCTTGTGCAAGGGTACGCAGACCTGGTCAAACAAGAACAACAGTGATTGTGCATATCGCTGGTTCTGAGATCGAGCGTAGGATCTACGAGCGGTTGAAGACGAAACAAAAAATGCAAGGATTGCTTTTGGACATGATGAAAGAAATATAGGGAAAACACCTATATAACATACACACGTTTAAGAGTACAGTTGTAACCATAGGAGGTAGTATGAAACTTAGTGACTTAGTAGCAAAGTACATCGAGCTTCGAGACAAGAAATATGAATTGAAGCATCAGTACGAATTTAAATCAGCCCAAATTGATGAAGTATTGGACAAGATAGAAGCAAAGCTTTTGGAGACATTTGACAGTGCTGGTATGGACTCATGTAAGACCGAGTTCGGCACTGCGTATGCATCCACGAGAAGTACTGCTAGCGTGGCAGATCCCGAGAGTTTTATGAAGTTCGTGGTTGAAAACGAGGAGTGGTCATTGCTTGAGAAGCGTGTGGCAAAAAGCGCAGTAGAGCAATTTAAAGTAGCAAATGGCGACATACCCCCAGGAGTAAATTATCGTGAGGAACGTGTTGTCAATATTCGCAGATCGTAGTAACCTAGTAACCCAACAGGAGAGTATCAACAATGACTAATATAGTCCCATTTGAGTCGGGTAATTTACCCGCTTACATTAAAGCAGCAAATGTTTCTGAATTAAATCAAGACCTTACATCCCACGCAAGTAGTGGTTTCCCAATTATGAGTATTAAAGGAAAGCTATTTACTGTAGTTCGTGGTGATGATCGTAAGGTATTACCTAATCCAAAAGACCCCGATAGCCCAGCCACAGCGATTGATGTAATTATTGTCAAGGCAAACAAGGGTACATCAAAAGTATTTTACGCAAGCGGTTATTCCGAAGGCGGTGAAGCTAAGAAGCCTGACTGCTTTTCAAACCACGGTGATAAGCCTGATCCAAGTTCTAAATCCCCGCAAGCCAAGTCTTGTGCAGTATGCCCACATAATCAGTGGGGTAGCAAGATTGGTGATAATGGCGGTAAGGGTAAAGCTTGCCAAGACTCAGTGCGTATTGCAATCTCTTCGCCTAGCTTGATTAACGACCCAATGTTACTGCGTGTACCACCTGCATCTATCCGTTCGCTCGGTGAATTAGGTCAAGCATGCGCTAAGCGTGGTGTGTCATACAACATGGTAGTTACGAAGATTGCGTTTGAGTTGGAGTCGCCAACACCGAAGCTGACATTTAAACCAATTGGTTTATTATCTGAGGAAGCATTTGCTCAGGTTGCACAAGTTGCCAACAGTGATGTAGTCAAGAACATTCTTGGCCCTGGATTTACAACTGATCCTGCTGAACCTGCAGAGAAAGCTATTGAACAAGCTAAGGCAAGTAGCAAGGAAGCATATCCTGCTATTAAACCAAAGCCTGAACAAATTGCCGAAGTTGAAGAAAAACCAGCACCTAAGGCAAAACCAAAAGCGGCGGTCGCAGAAGTTGATATTAGCGGTTTGAATCTAGACGATTTAAATTTCGACGATTAATTTCATAGCCTCTTGCAGATGGGTGGGGCGCAGCAGCCCCTTATGTCCTCCTCCCTTCACGGGAACTAGCCTTAACGTCAAAGGTAATCTGCTCAAGACGTGACATTCGGGAGAGACCGAAACTAACTAGGAGCTACAAATGAATGTACCAATAGAACAAAGAAAAGTTGCTGGAGTAGTTATTGAAGCCAGCCAAATATTAGCAGATAAGGGATTTAATCGTGGAGAGATCCTCCTAGGTTTATCAGAATTAATTGGCAGATTAATTGTTGATTCAGTTGAGAACACAATTCAAGCGGAAGAATTAACAAAGATTGTCGGTAACCACATTTCAAAGACAATCGAAATCGGAGTCCAAGCAACCCAAAAGCGTATCGTAACTCCAGGAGGTTAAATGAACACCCTTGAGTTTTTCAAGGCGATATTGCCCGCCGAGGGAGTTCACTTCCTCGCAATATTTAAGCCAAGTTCCAAGGCGCCAACCCACAAGGCTTTTGATAGTCTTGAGGATATGGCTCAGGCCGTGGCTGATATTGAGCAAAAGCATCCCGAATGGACTACCTATCATGCATGTGCCGCATACAAAGAATCGTTTGTTGAAGTCGACGGCAAGAAAAAATATCGTGTTAAGGATAATTGGAAATCCGCACAATCTTTCTGGTGTGATATAGATTGTGGTCAAGATAAAGCAGACGAAGGCAAAGGCTATGCAACCAAGCGGTTAGCGGCTGAAGCTTTAGTTAATTTCTGCAAGACCACTGGCTTTCCAACTCCCATGTTTATCGACTCGGGTAACGGTATCCACTGCTACTGGCCTTTGACCAAGGCTATTCCTGCTACTGCATGGCAGACTATGGCTACTGAAATCAAGGCTATCTTTGACGCACACGGACTTCTTGTAGACCCATCGAGGACTGCAGACTTTGCGTCTATCTTGCGACCAGTAGGTTCATTCCATAAAAAGGGTGAGCCCAAAGAAGTTATTTGCAAAAAAGTTATTGAGGCTATCAATCCAAGTGAACTGCTTGCCAAGATTAAAGAGTTGTCGGTAATTCCTAAGAAAGAAGTTGCCCCGACTTACGGTGCAGATAATGATGACCTCATCGGTCATGCTCCAGTAAATCTACCATCATCAGGCGCTGAGATTGCTAAGAAGTGTAATCAGGTTGCACAGATGCGTGACTCACAAGGTAACGTGGACTACGAACACTGGAGAAGTGTTATTGGTATTCTTAAATATTGCTCAGATGGAGATGAACTTGTTCATCAGTGGAGTTCAGGACATCCTGAATATAGCTACGCTGATACCCAACAGAAGCTAGAAAGCTGGAATACACCCCCAACATTGTGTACACGGTTTAGCCAAGTTAATCCAAACGGATGCGAAGGTTGCCCACACAAAGGTAAGATCAACACACCCATGGTTCTTGGTCGTATCGTTGAGCAACAGAAGGATTTAGTCATTGAAGCCAGCGTCGATGGTAAAACTATGGATGTTCAGATTCCTGAGTTTCCTGAGAACTTCAAGTTTGAGAGCGGGCAAATGGTTCGCTATATGCAAGACAAAGACGAGATATGGCATGCATTTCCGTTTGCACCTAATTTGTTTTACCCCATCCACCGTATTAAGAAAGAAGACGGTACATTTAGTTTAGGCATCAGGATGCATTTACCTGACCATCGTACTCGTGACTTTAGTATTGATACTAAGTTAATTGCTTCCCCTCAAAAGCTGCTCGACGGATTGGGTGATTATGAGTTATTTGCTTTAACCACAAAAGATGCATCAAATCATATGACCGCTTACCTACGACACTACTTAGAAAAGCTAAAAGCAGAAGCCGAAGAACTAAATACCATGACTGCTTTTGGTTGGAAAGACGACTTGCAATCGTTCTTGATCGGCGACCGCTTGTACTGCAGAGACGGCACAATTCGTAAAGTCCTGACTGGCGGCTATGCTAAAGATAAAGAGTCTTCATTTCCATCACCAAGAGGCACGGTACAAGGTTATGCTAAAGCTCTAAACTTTTTGTACAACCGACCAGGTCTTGAATATCGTCAATATGCGATTGCCTCAGGGTTTGGTTCGATCCTGACACCATTCGGCGATTCCTTGTACAAAGGCTTACTGTTTGCTCTGACTGGTGCAAATACATCAAAAGGTAAGACCACGCTTTGCCGAGCCGCATTGTATGCATTTGGTGATGCTGACAAGATGACTATTAAAACCGAGAAAGGTGCTACATTAAACGCACGAAATGCTCGGATGGGTACATACAATAACATTCCCTTCTTGTTTGATGAACTTACCCATATTGACGCAGAAGAGTTTTCTCAGCTTGCATACACCGTATCATTAGGCGAAGAGAAAGATCGTCTGACTATCAGCCGTGGCAACAACGGAACTCGTATGGCTGCTTCAGGTACTTGGGCTATGAGTCCGTATGTAACAGCAAATACAGACTTACATTCGATTCTTGCCACTAGAGGTGACACGCAGGCAGAAGCAGTTCGTTTGATTCAGATTCGTATGGATCAGTACCAAATGAGCGACCTTAAGGGTAGCGAAGTCACCGCAGCTATGAAACAAATTGAACTGAATATGGGTTCTGCGGGCGAGGAGTTTGTTAAATATGTGGTTACGCACATTGAAGACGTTCTTGAAATAATGGCTAAGTGGGGTAAACGGGTAGAGCAGGACATCCCTGACCTCAAGTATCGTTTGTACAGAGCCCATGCCGTATGCTCAATGACTGCTATGGAAATAACTAGTCAGCTAAAGATCACGGAGTTTAACCTGGAAAGCTTGTATAAGTTTGCCATTGGGTTGTTCCACGAGTTAGCTGAGACTATTACCGAGCAGAACACTATTAGTCCTGAGGAAGCTCTTAACCGTATGGTCACCGATATGTCGCCACGAGTTATTACCACTGTCGAGTATCGAGATGCACGTGACGGCAGGGGCCCGGAAGATGTAAGGTACAGTTCAAGCCACGCACCAGTTGGGCGTTACATTACAGGTAATAGCAATACCAAAGACAGCCAGCTTTCAGGTAAGTTGTTCTTATGTCGCAAGGACGTGCTGACTTGGTGTGACGAGCATCGTGTGGATTTCAAAAACATGATGACTTTTGCCCATCAGTCTGGCGTGCTGATCGACTGGAAAGACAAATTTACTATCGGCAGGGGTACTAAGATAGCGACAGGAAACACACGTTGTATAGTCTTGGACTACGAAAAGATGCAGTCTGGGAGTGCTTCCGTACCTAAATTAGTAGTACACACCTCAAAGCCAGTGCAGTCTGGTGACACAGTTGCCAATAATTAGGTTACTATATGGGTACTAACACTGCCATGTTAGTCTCCTGTGGTAAAACACTAACCCCCGCTTCGGCGGGGGTCTTTTATTTAATACTCAATAAATATTCGGAGTATTCCTAGGTCAAACACTATATTTCTACCATAGTCTTCAGTATCGACCATCTCAAATCCCACCATAAAACCTTTAATAAAATACAGATTGATTGACATATATAGCTCCTTAAATAGCTTCTGCGGCTTCAAGGGCTACAATCTTAGCCCGCAATCTTTCGATCTCAGCATCACGCTCTTCTAGCTTTCTAATCAAGCTAGTATTCATATCTGCCCACATCTGCAGACCTTCCATACGCTCTTTGTGATCTTCAAACATCACTTTAAACATGCGCTCTGACGCTTGAATCTGCTGCTCAATAAAATCAATCATGGTTTCTCCTAGCGGTATCTTGCTGTTTTTGCTGCAATCTTCTTTGGCTGGGCTACAAATTGTTTGCCCTTGGCTTTGCCTTCTCGTTTTGCTTTTGTAGTTGCAGCATATTCTGACGGAGACAAGGCTTTAATTGCCTTCTCGGGTAAATATCTTTCACCCGTCTTACTTGATGGTTTACCTGATTTGGTTCGCCATTTCTGATCGCCCCAGTCTTTTAGTGATTTCTGAGGAGCTTTCAATCTTTATATCCCCCACCAGCTTCTTTATATTTCTTAGCAACCAACTGTGCCTTACGTGCCGACCATTGACCGGCAGCTGTGCCGTGAGTAGCAGATGCTTTTACTTGGGCTACGATTCGTTTACGTAGTGCAGGCTTAGTGTAGTTACCAGCCGCATTAACCTTTGACTTTGGTTTAGTAGCCATTAGCAGTCCCACTTTTTTAAGGACAAAGCTTTACGAGTTGGGCGGCCCTTCTCGTCTTTCATCGGCCCTGGCATACCGCCCATACGAGCACAGAATGACTTGCGACGTGCGGCAGATTTAGGTGACTTGGCTGCTTCTTTGGCAGATACCGGTGGCTTGAGCCCAGGCTTGCCTGGATTTGCTGCGTTATAACTTGCACGACCTTTAGCGTTTAGTCCGCCTTCAGGATTTTTGCCTTCTTTACGAGTCCATGCTGGAGTCTTTGCCATGATTATTTCCTTTTCGTGGTACGTTTTTTAGCCGCTACTGCGGTACGAGTTGATACTGTAGTCTTTTTTGGCTTAGCCATCAAGTACTTGAGTAACTCGGGGTTGTCCCCCAGAAGTGCATAAAGTGCAGTTCCCATGCCGCAGACTTGCTTCTCAGACATATTCAACTGCATACAGTAGTCGATAGCATGAATGGCTTCGTGCAATAAGGTATCTCTTTCTAAGTCATGAGCCATACCGGGGGAGATTTTAATCTCTTGTTTATTATCATCGCACTGCCCACAATCGTCGATCATGGGGGTTTCAGTCTGGATTATTGCGTAGTTCTTTCCGACAATCCGTAATACTTTTGGCAAGTTCATTTATAGCTCCGATGTTTGGCGAACAAAGCCACGATTAGCCCTGTTAGTTTGTACTCCGCCAACTACACTTCTTTCACGTTTAGTTTGTTCTTGTGGAGCTTTTAATAAAGTTGAGAGAGGCTGTCTTGTATATCCGTTACGAACCCTGGATTGCTGCAGTTTTTCCCACTCTTGTCTTGCTTCTGCTAGGCTTGCTCCATCTCCGCTTCTATACGCACGTGCATACGCACGTTTGATTTCGCTGGCCTTTTCATTATAAAACTGATCGTACTCAAACTTGGCACTTTGTAAAAATTGTTTGTCGGTAAGCTGTTTTGTGGGCAGTCCAATACCCACCATAAATGCCTCGGCAAAGCTGATTTCATCAGGAGAGATAAGTACATCGTCTGTACGTGATGTAACCCCTTCAGTAGCGAATCTATAGCCTTTCATGGCGTTGGCTACACCGGTAGGCATAAGCTGCTCTAAGCCCTTGTAATAGTTACCCTGGCCCATTAGGGAGATACCGTCAGCGGCTTTTAGGGTTAGACCACCAAACGGGCCGGTCATTAGGGCATAACCTGCTTCTGCGATACCCCGGCGGCTAAAATCAATATCTGTATATGGCAGGATTGAGAGCATTTGACCCATACCAATCTTGCCCGAAACATCCACACCTAAAGCGGCAGGGACACCCTTAACAATAAGATCGGCAAGAGCATCGTCACCAATAGCCCTACGCATAGCCAACTCTGGATTGTCAGGCTCATCCTCATCTCCAAATACTAGACCGTACAAGAAGGCTAGAGCCGCAAACCCAGGTAATCCCATTACACCGCCCATAGCTGCGGTATGTCCGATTGTGAACATCAGGGCGCGGCGACCGATTCTGCGAGTGTCTTCATCTTGACCCGCAAATGCATCATTAAACAACCGAGCCATCAGGCTTAGCTGGATAAGCTGGAACTTACGGAACTGGGTAGCCAAACGACCTAGACCCTTACGGCTGATACGTGGTGCATTAAATCCACTGTAATCACCATGAGTTCTGTAAATTACAGTGTCAGCGTAGTTAATAGCGTTGGCTTTATTGTTATTTCTAGACTCAAGACGGTACGCTGCTACTGCAGTAGCTACACGGTTAATTGCTTCAATGTCTTGTGCCATACCACGGAGGAACTCAGCGGCACGCCCAAACTTGTCAAACTTAGAATCCTCAGTAGATCTCCAGCGGCCTAAGTCCTGCTCCAGACTAATATCAATACGACCACGATTTACGAGTTCTTCAACAACATCTCTAACGTCTTGTGGTAGCTTGCTATAGCTATCTTCGCCAATACCATGCTTACGAATAACGCTAGCAATATCCGAGTACGCACGAGTAAATTCCTTCCATGATCTGTCGTAACCATGCTTAGCACCCACCAGCGGCAACGACATCATGAATGGCTGGGTCATGTTCTGCAAATAGTAGGATGGGTTTGTTAACAGCATCCAGACAGAAGTCGTATTTAAAGCCTTATCAATAAACGGCGATGGCTCGTAGTCTAAGCCCATCACATGACGCTTCATAAACTCGTTGTAATACCGGCTACGTTCTGCACGAGTACCTTCTGTGCCTTTTCTAGCCTCTTGCTTCATGTCACGTAAAGTGTCATAAATGTCTTCAGAGTTCTCAAGCGATGAGATAAAGTGGGCTGTAGCCCGACCCTGTGTAGCAAATGCACGCATCATATCTTTTTCAGCACCAGCAATCTTACGGCGGCGCTTTTCAGACTGGCGAGCAGACTGCTCAGACAACAGGCTTAAATGAAGATCGGATAGTAAGCGATTAATCGTTCGTTCAGATTTGTCAGAAAGGTTGCTGTCTTGGGATTCTTCGACCATATTACGTAGGCGATAGAATAAACCTTGAACGTCGGCTCCTCCAAATAGAGCGCCACGTGACGAGTCTTTTTCAAATGGCTCAACAAGCGCATAGTTTGTCTCCTCATCCCGAGCGATAGCCTTGGCTTCACCCATGGTTTCAGCAAATTGAACGAAATAATGATCTTGGTTTTTCTCCATCTCACGGAGCTTTTTATTAGCCTCAGCCACTTGGTCAGGTGCGGACTTAGGATTATCCCTAATGTTTTCCTGATCTAAGTAAGCTTGTGAGCGGCCTACAACTACATAGTTACCAAAACGTTTTAATGGAGCATAAGGCCCTTTATTGCCCATACGCATCAAAGTTCTGTATTCAGATAACGAGTTAGCTTTTTTCTTGGTCAATTCAGCTACTTCGTTGACATCACCAGCTTTCTGCGCTGCAGCAATTAATGCATCGTACTCGGTGTTGATATTGTTAATTACGGCATCCTGCATAGCTTTAAGAGTCTTAACTCCATGGTCAAATACCGCACGAATAATATTCTGTGCAGGAGCAGGCATTGCGTCAAATCGTTTCTTTAACTCTGGGTCTATCTTAGCGCCCTTGATATTAGGATCGTAGCCCCACTCACCCTTCATGGTTGAGTCTTTAATAAATGCGTTTACGCTGTTCTCGCCAACACCTTTGACTTCATTTGGCAAAGCGTCATACTGCTGAAGAATTTGGTCAATACGGCGCTCAAGAGAAGTTCTAATTGCTTGCTGGGCTTTAACCAACTGAACATACTTCTTAGCCGATGGCAAATACTTACCAGCTAGATCAGCCAAATCTTCGGTAAATGCAGCAAACGGCAGACCTTTCTTAGCAAACTCAATAATGTTATCCGTGATTTCTTGTAATGGGCCACGGATTGGTTTGGGTAACTTGGCTACTTGCTTAGCTGCAGTCTGACGAGCTTGGTTTAAACGAGCCTTAGAAAATTGAATTCTCTCAGGTTCAGCACCAACTAACGAAGCCACACGGAAGATGTCTTCATCGTTAAACATAACGATGTTTTTAGTAATATTCTTTAGATTTTCTTTTACTTTTTCAATCTGTTCTTTGAGATCTTCAATAGACGCTCTTACATCTTTAGAAAGCTTATCTTTAGTTTCTTGGTCAATATCGGTTCTTGCTTGTATTTTGCGTAAAGCATCTTGATTAACTTCAATTTGCTCTTCTAAAAATTTTGTCTCTAAAGGAAGATTCCGAGTTACTTGATCAAGATACTGATTGCCTTTAATACCTTGCTCATACAAAAACTGAGACACTACTCGTTGAGCTTGTTGCCCAGAGGCTAGTACTTCTTTGTCTTTTACAGCTTTAACTAACCATCGTGGATCACCTAAAGCAAGAGCTTTTATACCAAAATAAAGATCATATCCCGTCATTTGGTCTAAAAATATCATTTCATTACCTAGCACGGCTTGAAGTACATTTTCTGCGTCGCCTTTAAGATTTTCAAGAATATTAAAAATATAAGGCTGATCTTTAATTTTTTTATCAAGATCAAGAAGTTCTTCTGGGCGAGCGTTAATATCCACGCGCATTAAATTACCTTCAATGCCTTTTGGAGGTGGCCCAAAATCAGACTCTTTCATTTTAGATGCTGCTGCTATTTTTCTTTTTATAGCATTTATTGCAACATCATTTACAGGTTGAACGACTACAGATTGAGTATAGTCATCCCACACTGGTAAATCGTTGCTCATTTGGAGTATTTTCTTTTCATACTCAACGTATCCATCAATTTGGGCTTGAGTAATTTGAGATTTTGCTCCGTTTACAAAAGATTCATTATCAACTATTGAACGAGCAGCTTGATATTCTGCATATTTTTCCGGATCAGTTTGCTCTGCATCAAGCATTGCCCTTTGTAACTGGTCACGATTCATGCCTTTGTAAGTGGCAGTTGTAGTTGGAAATCTATTTCTATTTTTTACATCAGCCTCAAAGTATCCCTTAGCAATACCTGGTCTCTGGGCAAGATAGACACCCCAACCAAAAGCCTGATTGCCTTCGCCAGTACCCATAAAATCGGTATTAAATCTACGGAAGTCAGCGGCTGTACCGTGCCATGTGCCTGCAATCTCTAAGCGAGCGGCTCCGTAAGCAAGGTTAATAACATCTACCGCAGACATTTTGTCTGGATTAAACAAATTCAAACGGCGTAAAGCGGTCTTAAATGCTGCCCACAAACTACGGAACCAACGACCAATAGGTGTTTTTAAATCAATAGCAGTTGGGTTAACCCCAGCTAAAATAGCTTCTTCAATAAAGTAAGCAATTAATTCTGTATTAGCTTGTTCATCAGATACACCGGCAGCACGCTGTAAGGCTTTTATCGCAATTATAGATTCACGAGAACCATCATTTTTAGCCGCCCACGAAGTAACTGTATCTACTAAATTATCAAATTGTTTCTCAGTTAGCATCTTCTGCAGACCCAAATGAGAACCAACTTCGTGCATAAATACTGCCCGACCTGCACCCTCTGGAATGTTATCGGCAATTAAATATGCTTTGTTTCTTAAGATGAATCCTTGATCGCCAGCCGTTGGATTTACAATAGCCCGAATATTTAAGGGGATGTCTTTAATGCTTTGATAAATTTCTAAACGACGCTGGTTTTCTGCCCCAATAAAATCTTTTAGTTCTTTACGTAATGCTTCAGCGTTAGAACCTTTAGCTCTTTGAGCTCCTTTAGAAAACTGAGGTTTCTCTTCTTTAGCAGCTAATTGCTGAGCACCACGGCCTTCTGCTTTAGGAGCAGGAGTAGTTACTTCTGTAAATGTAGGCTCAACATATTGAGCAAGAGTATCCTGCGCATCAGGAATTACTACAACACCGGCATTATCCATTTCGCCGATGCGTGGCAATACTTTATTAATAAAGAAGTCTGGGCTGGTATTAATACAACCAAAAGAAATCTTTTTGTCTTTTAAATCTTGAGACAGTAGTTTACCTAGACGGTTTTCTTTTGCATCGCCTACATACACAGAGTGAATGGCTAAGCCGCCTAAATAACCTTGTTTGTCATACATATGCAGTGTATAACCACCATCATATTCTGGGCTATTAACTACACGTAGTGTAAACGTTCCAGCGGGGGTAACTTTGTCAGTGCTTGACATAGCCGTTAATGGCTTAGTACGTTGTTCGTCAGTTAGACGATCTCCAGCTTGTTGCCCATATAAAGAATCACTGGATGCAATGTGCTTTCCAGAGCCATCAAATAAATGGATCTTGCCGTTTGGTTTATCGGCAATAAAGAATGTTTGTTTTGCTTTTACAAAAGCAGGAGCAGATACTTCGTATGCTTTAGCAGCCACAGGGGACATCTCTGCCACACCAGGAGCCGGCATTGTAACTGCTCTTGTTTCCTTTACAAAAAGTGGGAAGTCAAAGTCTGTAGTAGTTAGCTGAGCTGGGTTAAATACAACTGCAAGAGCCATCATGCCATTGGCAATAGACTTAATAATGCTGCGGATTGCAGCATCTACTGCTTGAGCGCCTTTATTAATGTAAGCGGCTACATCATTTTTAATCTTAATTAAGAACTCATTAGACTCACGGCTATTACCGTAGTGCTCTTCTAATGCTGCAAGCTCAGTAGTTTTAAGCTCGTCAATTTGCTCATTAAGCTTTTCGTCAGCTTCTGTAATAGCACCCTGGTTATTCTCAAACACAGTTTGCATGTCACGAGGAGTAGTATTGCCGGTCTCAACAGAATCTTTCCAATCTTGCTGGGCCTCTTCAGGCAACGCATCATAAACAAATAACCCTAACTTTTCAGCATTAGTATTCCATGCTTGAGCAGCTTCTTCGTCTAGCGTCCTCGCGCTGACTTCTTCATCGGCTTGTTCAGCTTCTGTGGCAGCTTCATCCCTTTTGGCGTCTTCGCTTGAAACTCTTTTGCTAGTTTCGGCTTGTTTGCGTACAGAAACCCTTTTTGTGCTTCGCTTTTGAACGGCATTCTCTTCTCCTTTAGCAATACGAATCTCTTCGCGTCGATTAATTTCCTTAACAATGGCTTCAATTTCTGCAAGCTCAGTAATACGTTCATCAATAGCTAAGTTGTTAAGCTCAAAGTCTTTTAGAGCCTGTAAGCCTTTTTTCTTATACTTCTGATAAGTTCTATTTCTGGCTGAAGCATCTTCTAGCTCAGTGGCTCCACTTTCTTGTGGATTAAATACTCTAAACCCAGATGCGCCACCGCCTTCTTTCTCACCAGTTTCTTCACGACCTAAAGTCTGTTCACCTTCAGTAGCAGCCGTTGCAGCTTCTTCAGCCATCGTGGGGCCAGCCTCATCCGACACAGCTGCTTCACGAGCAGCTACAGCTTCAAAGTCTAAATCTTCTTCAGTAAGCGTTTCAGTCTCAGTCGCAGTTTCGCTAGTAGCTACAACCAATAAGTTATAAATATCGTCTTTTGTATAACCTAAACGTTTAGCCGCTGCAAAAATACGAGCACCCCAAGTCTTTTGAGCTGCAGGCCCAGCAATCTGAGCAATACGTGCGTCTGATACACCATACTCATTAGCAATTTGAACAGAGGTTTTTTCCCCTGTAAGGTATTCCATGACGATGTTGCCATCACGAGTACCAAAAGCAGAATTCACAATAGTGCGAATTTGCTCGATTGCTTCTGCACGGTCATCAGGTATTACTTGCGCTTCAGTAATTGGGACAGTTATACCCGGAATTGCTCCTACTACTAGCGTTTTTTGCTCTTGCCTAGCACTGGGAATGGCATTATCGCTCCCACTGGCACTGGGCTCAACCCGTGTTCGTACACTTCCTTGTCCGTCATCTTGGACTGTATCCGGGAGAATAAGGTTGCTTCCTGTCCCGATGGGTCGAACTTGGTCGGGTCGTACAGGCCCAACGAATTTACCGCTTGTTTCTGCTGCTCTTCCTTGCTCTGATACTGCTCCCACCCCGGTAGGGGTCTGCACTCGCAATTGCTTTTGTCCATCTTTTGCTCCTTTAGTTGTAGTTTGAGATGCTAATTCCTGAAGGGCTACAAAAGCTGGTGCATCTCTACCAGTTAAAGCCTTATAAAAATTGTTAAGTTCATCAGCTTCTTTTAAAGCTTTTGGGCCTTCTAAAGTACCAATAAGTACATCTGCACGCTCTGCAGCTTCTGTTTTATCTGCGGAACTATCGATACCCCATTCAGATAAAAACTTAACTGCAGCAGCATTAACTGATTTAGCCGTAGACTTTAACGGAACTTTGACAGCGCCAGAAGACAATACTGCACCTACAATAGACTTTTGCTCTGGGGTTTTATTTTTATTAAGTGTGTCTAAGTCAGCTAAAAACTTTGTAGCATCAGCTTGGCTAAATAATGTCTTACCAGCTACGGTGTAACGCCCAGCTACTGAGGTTGGCTGTACACCATAAGTAGAGGCAATAGAATCAAATGCAGCTTGTGCTTCTGCTTGTTTTTGCTGAGCTTGAGCTTGAGCCTGAGCCGCAGCTATGGCAGCTGTTTGTTGTGCACTTGGTACAGGTGGGCCAACTTGTTCTGGAGGCTGCGGGCCAACTAATGCTTCTCTTGGGGGTGGCCCTACTAGAATCTCTGAGCTATTTAAGTCAATAGCTTTGTTGATTGCATTTTCATCAGGAGTTCTACCTTCGCCGGTTCCTAGGTTTGTAGAGCCTCCTAATAAACTATTTGGGGCTGTAGCACGATTTAAAGTACCAACGACTGCACCTGTTCCACCACCTAATAATCCACCAAGAGTAGCTGAACCAACAACACCGGTTAGTGGCTGAATACTTGGGGCTTCTGCACCTGCGGCTAAGTTAGCCGATAGTTTTGTAGCACCTTCTTCAATAAACTCTGAACCTGCTTCAGCAAGAGTTGTCTTTAGGATGCTCTTTGTACCAGCGGCAAATGCTTTATCAGCACCAACTAAACCAGATGCTGCACCAATAACAAAAGGAAGTGGAGTTGCTTTTCTAGCAGCACGAGTGGCAAGTTCCGCACGCTCTTCAATAGGCATGTCCTGTAATTCAGGAGCATCCATAACCATTTGATACGCATCACCAGCGGCATCACCACCAGCTAACACAGAGCCAGCAGCACTACCGCCAGCGATACCAGCACGGGCAACACCTTTTTCGGTTAAACCGAGGGCGCCACCTATCATCCTTCCGCCTTTGATTGCAAAGCCTGGGCCGACAAAACTACCAACGGCTTGAGATGCAGCTAATAAAGGATTTTCTTTTACATAACGTAAAGCACCTGCGGCTTGCTCGCCCAAATCTTCAGACTGCATAGACCGACCAAGCTGAAACTTAGCTTCGGCTGCGCTAAGGGATTGTTTCTTTTCACCTTCTTCAATAAAGCGACCGATAGCAGCAGATGCTTCTGTGCCTGGCTTTACTATGTCTAATGCAGCTTTTGGCAGGGATGCTACGGCATTTGCAAACTCAATAGCATAATCATTTGCTGCCCCTAATACACCTCGTTTTTCCGATACGCCTAAATAACCTGCTACTTCCATAGGTGAGAGGCCGGTTAGTTCGACCCCTTTATCGATGATCTGGCGATCACTTAGGTCTTTAGCCCATGGTGCTGCTTGGCGAATTTCGTCAAACAAAGACATATTGTATTAATCCTTTAGGGTGCTACGTAGTTTCCGTCTGTATCATCTCTTACTGCTTTAGGTGGTAATGCTGATTTTACAGCAGGTCTACCACCTGGGGGGTTACCATTAAAGTTTTTAAAAGCCGAAACTACAGGGTTTTCTGCTCCACCTGGTAAACCACGGGCAGGAATAAAAACACCTGGCTTATTAGGATCTGGTACAAATAACTGACCACCTGAAGTTACCGATCCATCAGGGTTAACTGTTATACCTTTAGTCTCAGGGGCTTTTAGCACTAAACCAATAGCAAACTTCTTAGCTTCTGCGGCAGTGTATGGCTTACCTGTCTTAGGATTAGTTTCACCAGATTCAACAAGTAAATCAGCATATTCTTCAGCACGAGCTTTAGCACTATCAGACTTTGTTTTACCACCGCTGCGAAGATAATCGCCATATGCCTGGTAATACGCTCCTTTATCAACAGCTTCTCTTTCTTTAACTCCAACTTCTCTTTCTTTAAGCCCAATTTGGCGTTCAGCTTGCATATAGTTAATAACTTTATCTGGAGAACCTAAAAGGCTAACAGACTCAGTCATAAAACGATTCATAGCAGCTTGTGAGAGTTTGTCCATAGCAGTGTTAATATCACCAACTGTTTCAAGCACATCACCCTTTGGGCCAAGAACTTGAATACGGCTACCTACACCGTTTTTACCTTCTACATATTTTACTTTTAAGCCTTCTTTAGCAGCGGCATCTGCCAAGCCTTTTAAACCTTGAGATTCACCTACACCACGAATACGAGCTAAAGTATCATTTAATTCATCGCGCTTTTTAAAGAACTTATCTTCATTCTCATCTTGGCGCATAACTTGTTTTAGTTGAATAGCTTCTAATGTACCTTTACGGCTAATTTGACCAGCAGCTTTTACATAATCTTCCATGCCTTGAGCTTTTGTGTATTCCTTTGGGCTCATTACAGGAAGAGCTGCTTCAGGCCTTCTTACCCCTTCCGCTGGCGCTTCAAATTCATATTTTCCAGCTTTTTTGTAAGCAGCGTTTTCACGCATAGCACCAGCAGCAGCTTCAGCAGACGCACGCTCAAACGCTTGATCTTCGGCAGTAGCGCCAGGTAAGGCACCTTGGTTAGAAAGCATCTGAGCTTGTTGCGTGCCAATATTGCTACCGGTTTTAAGGGCTTGAGTATAGTCATCTGTTTGTCCAACACGGGCTTGAGATTGTCTCCAAGCTTGATCTAAAGCTTCTTTTTCGGCAATTTCTTTGCGTAACTGCTCACGCTGCATTGCGCGTAATTGTTCTTCTCCAAGTCGCTCGTAAGTATTAAGACCCGTAGTTACTGCTGCGCCTAAAGCTGCGCCTAAATTAATAGCCATAATTTATTTTCCTCCAAGAGCTACAGCAGCTGGGCCACCTAAGGCATATCTCAAACCGATACCGGCTAAACCGCCAACGGCGCTACCAAAACCGGCAGAACTAGTAGCTTTTGCTTGTTGTTGAGCAGCATATGCGTTAACGTCAGCATTGTATTTTTGTACACCAATTTGGCCAATTTGATTCCAACCTTGCATAGCACCACCATATGCACTACCCATAGAACTACCCATAGCTCCATAATTAGCCATAGGTACTTGGCCTGCCTGCAATGCTTGATTACCTGCGCTTAAGGCAAGACCTGTAGATGTTGCTTGGTTACCAAACTGACCTTGCGATAGAGCGATAGCGTCCATTTTCTTAGCCCAGCCAAGCTGTTCAGCAGCAGTACGGGCACGGTTAGCGGCAGCAGAACCAACTGCAGCTTCCATAATTGCATTAGCATTTGCTGTAGATGTAGAACGGCCGGAAGCAGGATTAATACCAAAACTTTCTAAACGACGTTGTTCGTCTGCAGCTTTAATACCAAAAGCTGACTTTACATCACCAAGAGCTTCTGCAGCCAAGCGTTCACGGTTAGCAGCAGTGTCGTATTCTTGAGCTGCTTTGTAAACACTTTCCCTCATTGGCCTACCATACTGATCGTATTCAACCATGGCTTTTTGTGCAGATTCAATTTGCATGGTTTGCAGTTGTTTATCTAACGCAAATTGCTCATCAGCGCGCATTTCTTGCTTAGCCGCTGCTTCTTTCATTTGTGGCCAGACTTCGTTCTTCCAAGAATTAAGATACTCTTCAGAAATCTCAGCCATTTTTTGCTGGGCTTTGCCAATATTTGGATCTGGAGATGGGGCTGAACCGCCGCCGCCTTTGCCGCCGCCCTCTAAAGTCATACCATAGCTAAAAGGCCCACGGCCCCCGCGAGGCGAGAACGCCCGGATGGGCAGCATATCATCGTATCCAAGTCTCATTGTCTAATCTCCAGCCATCGGCATTCTTCTTTTAACATGCCATATAAAATTAAATTACTTTCATCAGCCGCACCTTTTCTAATAAGTCCTTCTCGTTTAAACCCAAGATGCTCGTCAAAACGTTGTGCGTCTAAGTTGTCTTCCCGGACTAGTCCGGTAATTCTGTTACATTTAGCTTGTATAAAAGGGTAAGCAAAACAACGATATAGATAATCTCTAGTCATCCACCGCCTACCTGGTACTGCTGCTACATGCATACAAATTGATGGCCCGGTGTACCAATTAAATACAACACCTGCAATCAACTCACCATCTTCTTCAAGCCCAATTGAAACAGCATTACCAAAGTCATCCTCATCGATCCTCTGACCGACCCAAGGTATTACTCTGTTGTCTTGTCCGTAAATGACTGTTTTCATTGGTTATTACTATAATGTATACCACATTAGCCAGAAACATTCAATTTGGCAATTATCTCATTAATTTTACTTATTAGATCGTCAAATGTCGAAGTATTAAGTAAAGGTCTAATTTCTCCGCCACGGGCTCCTGTAATAATTTCTACGTTTTCTTTTAGCGCAGAAATAGCCTGAGAAACGGCAGTGTCTGGAGAATTAACTGCTGGAATAGCTGGTTTTTTAGCCATTAAGTAGTTAACTCCCTAAGTTCAGCTATTGAGCTAGCTATACACACCATACGAACAGGGGTGTTACCTGAAATAATAACCTCATACACATACCCTTTTTTAGCAGCAGGCATCCTAATTGGTTCTTGGTTTAGGACATCTTCTGCAAATATTTGCTGGCCATCAGCATAAACAATCAATGTAATGTATCTATTTGTACCAAACTCAGGTAAGTCTTTAAGCAAGCTACCATTAATTGTCAAAGTGTGGATTGGCGTAGTATTTAAATCACCAAGAACTTTTCCACTTGTGGCTGTAAAAATGGCTATGTTTTCATCTTTGATAGCCTGTACATACGCATTGTAGGCATCAATATCGTCCATGAATTCGTAGTCAGCTTGTACTTTTACCGCGCCAAAATTGAGCGGGTTTGGCATAACAAACTTTTTAGACTTCCATTCATAAACAGTAAAGTTAACTGTAGACGAATCTAATTGATATACCTTGTTGTCTAAATTAGAAATAGCATAAATGTTACTAGTACTACGATCCACAAATAATGAACGGGTTGGGAAGTTTAGTTTTACTAATGGTGGAATATCGCCACGGGCAATAACAAAACCTTCAATAACACCATTAATGGTAGTAAACCCCATATACAAGTTGTTGTACACCGCTGCAACCATTGAGGCTGGATTTAATGCTTGCCATTCATCACGGGTATACAAAGGCACGGTTACTACATCTTGAGTACCTTGTCCTAAAGAAACTAATCCGTTAGGAGATGCATATAAAACACCATACTGGTCAGAAGTAATAGACCGTTTAGATACGCATGGTTGCGGAATTGGCAGCTTTTGCTGCGACATAGATGTTGGCGAAACACCCGAAATAAGATACGGAAATCTCGTAGTCAATACTACTAAGTTTGTTTCGTAAACACCCAAACCTACAATAGGATAATCTACTGTAAGCATGTAGCTTTCTGGCCAGGCATGCGGGTAATACGGTTCACTAAACCATACTTGGTTTCCAATAAAACCAGCTAAAATGCCGTTAGGCATAGCCACCAAACCTTTTAAGTTGTTAGGTGGAGGCGTCCAGAATAAAGTTTGAAGCTCAGCCCCCAACTGGGTAACTGATAAATTATCTACAAAACTAGTAGTAGCAAGAGGGATCTCAGCTACAAAACTATAAACAACGTTTGTCGCACCAGTAATAGTTCTGTAAATCCGACGATGAGTAATATTGTAGCCAGTCGTGGGAGCAGTAGAAAAACCTGAAACAGTAACCGTAGTTCCGGCAGCAGTGCTAACTAAAACTGTACCTGCAGGGCTTGGCGCAGATTCTTCTTTTACTGTACCAAAAGTGCTTACGTACGTATAAACGTACGCTCTGTTTTCAGTTGGAGCAGTACTACTAGATGGGGTTAAAGTCGGCGCACCTACAGGAGCAGGAACACCCATATTTAAGTAAGCAATAGGATATGGTTGAGGCCCAATACCATTACCCGTAGCCATTGCATAATTTGTCTTTTTTGGTACTCCATCACCGGTGTAGTAATAACGGAACTCATTTACGTCCGCAACTGGGCCAGGAACCATGTCAACATCAGTAGCCCACTCAAGCCAATATTTATCACCAGATGGACTATCAATACTATAAATAGTCTGTACGTTAGGTGTAGTAGGGGTGTACTCTAAAGTAGCTTCTGACCAAGACCGCAGCTCTCTGGATTGCAGTTTTACATTATTTGCAACCTGAGCTTGATTAGGTTCGAGCTGGGTAGGGCCTGTCCTAGGAACAATTCCTGAGAAGTCTTCCAGTTTAATAAATGGCATAGCCCTACCTTTATATTACTCGGCTGCTTCGTCGGCTTCTTTTTTAGCCTTTTTAGCAGCTTTGGGTTTATTCAAAGCTTCAAGCATTTCTTTACCTTCTGCGGTAACCTCAAAAATGCCGTCTTCGTTTGTCTTACCGACAAATACTCGATTTTCTAAAATGCCGCAAATTAAATTACCTGCAACAATTTCTGCGTTTAACTTCTGTTGTACTTCGTCAAATGTATATGCCATGCTTTTCTCCTTGTAAAAACTACTAACTAAATATTCTAGTGCCTTTAGAATCAATAATCAACGCACTTCTACGGGCTTTACCATCGGCTGAATTTGGTACAGAAATATGCGTCCAACCGCCTGGTTTGCCTTCTTCATAAAATTCTTGTATTAACTGGTCAAACGGGACACCCCTAGCAATAACAAGTTTGCATACATCTCTAGGAGTCATTCCAGGGACTCTAATATCTGCAGCACACCCTAAACGATGTTGGCTTGTGTCTTTTGACCCGATTGCGTCATTCACTCTTTTAGATCTAAAAGCAGAATTAACAATAATAGGCACACCCAAAGCATCTCTTACCATTTCTAGTAAATGAGCTAAACGAGTTAAGTTTTGTATTTCTGCTTGATTTGGAGTGTTATCCCACCCGTTTCTAGAAGCTATGTCTGAAACAGTCAGTTCTTCAAGAGTAAAGTGAGGGGTTAATTTCATTTTTTTAAGTTAGCCACAATACGGGCTCCGAATAGAAAACCAAAAGCAATATTAGCTGCCTCTAAACCAATACGCTGAACATATGCGTCAACAGGCAAAAAGAGAGTCGATAAACCAACACCTATCACCGTCAAAGCCCCAATATAACGAGATGATGCACGTAAATCTACTACCCATTGACTGGGAGTTCCGTAAGGATTATCTAATTTAGCAAGCGCCTCAATACGGGCAATCTCACTTTGGTCTAGTTTGATTTGGTCTTCAATCGTAATGGCTTTTACGCCACCGGTAAACTTACCAATTAATTGTTTAATACCTTCTGCAGCGACAGGTACTAAAGCACCAACAATAGTTTCAATAATCATTTAGCCACCTATTTTGATGTGGCCTACACCTGCAAAATAAGTTACCAAACTAATAGCTGCTAGGCCAACTACCCAAAAGAATTTTTTCACAATGGATTCACCCACTGAGATGTATACGTTCTGAATAACTCTTTCGGTAACTCGTTCAACTAGATGTTCTAGCTGTTCATCAGTCAGTGGTAACGGGGGCTTCTGGCTGGACATCTTTGCACCTATTTTAAGTTACGTAATTTATAAAGAGTAGACAAATAAGTTTCCAACGCAGTATCAATAAGATTCTGAATAGGTGTGTCTGTCTTCTCAACCGCAGTATATCTTAGCTTCTCGATCATTCCAAGATGTTTCTCAAGGATATCAGCGATATCACCAGTATCGGATTCAGTTAGCATGGGGATCTTTCCAATTAAACCATGGCGACCTTGATATGCTTCTGCAATAGAGTCAGCGTTGTCAATAATTGTGTCATAAAAAGAGCCTAAAGCCACATGTTGTGCGTATGACTTAGTGTTTAAATGCTCACGATGCGCTACTTCTCGGCTTAGAAATAATATGGCTATTAAACGTGCAATCATCATGACCCCCATTGAGCGGTAGGTTTAACAGGCCAAACAGGATCAGCCACCGGATTTACAGCTAACTTACGCAAAGCATTACGATAAGTAATAAAAGCTTCAGTATTTACTAAGAAAGGATTTGACTTTGATGGGTCAGACACATCAGGAATAGTAGTCCAGTCAGTTTCATATAACAAAGTACTAGCCTGCTTTTTACATGCATCTAAAGGGGCTTGTTGCTTATCAACTGTAATTTGCTGATCTACTTGCTCTTGAGTTGGTTTTGGAATATCTGTTGAAAACCATTGAATATCAGCATAATTGTTGCTAAGTAAGTTCCACTGCGCACCTGGCGCAAGCGTCATTAGCGCTTTTGTAATTTCAACATTAGTCGCCATTATAGGATCTCCAAGAGAATTAAGTTAGCTATTGAATTAGGGAAGCCAAAGTTATATAAAGCATTACTATTAGTATTACGGTAATAAACAGCATATGTCAAAGCACTTGTTGAGGCAGGCGCATCTAATAAGCTAATAGAGCTTGAAGCATAAATACTTCCGTAGTAACCAACGTTTACGTTACCCATAATACCTGTACCACCGGCTAAGTTAGTTCCGTTTCTAAAAATAGAAATCATGGAGTTAGCGACAGGTGCGTTGTCTTGGGTTTGGGCTAAAGTACCACTTTGCAAAACTAGAATTTTGCTAGATACACTAGTTGGGGTAATAGTTGCTTGATGCCCAGTTGATACAAAAGAGCTAGAAGTTGTAGACACAGTGCTTGTGTATTGATTAGTAATTGCTTGAATAATCCTACCGCTTGTTGGGGGTATCGCTGCAATAGCAGCAGTAATTGCCGCATTTGTATAAGCCGTCGAAGCAGCTTTTGTAGAAGAATCTACTGTAGCTACAGTGGGTACAGTAATAGTCCCAGTAAAGTCGTTAATTCCAGAAAGAATGCTGTTGCCATCTAACTGAACAAAATTGTTTAAGTTACCAGCGGTGAGCCGCTGAGCAACTCCGTCGCCAATAGCAAAGTTTTGTGGGGCTGTGCCTTCTTGACCTCGAACTACTGTCAAAGTGTCAGTTACTCTAGCAGTACATTTTACGATCTCATAGTTACCAAGTGAGTCATAAATCGTAGCAAGAAAATAAGAAGAGCCCGTAGGAGTAGGAAATAATGCGCCTAATCCTGAATTAAGGACGATCGTCGTAGTACTAGAGTTAATACTAACTGCTAGTGTTGCTGTCGCATTGTTTTTAAATAAAGCTGGCATATATCTATCCTTAAGCTGTATATGTTCCTGAAGATGTGAATGTGTGGATGGTGTATCCGCCAGATGAGGTAACTGTACCGCCAGTGCCGCGTTGGGATCCTAGGTAGCTAATAATTACAACTCCAGAACCGCCGTTACCACCATTAATTACAGATCCTGGGCTAGTTGGCATAGTGCTGCTATCACCACCATTACCACTATTTGCGGTAGCATTTGTTGGTGATGCTTGCCCTTGATTTCCCCCACGTGCATAAGTTACTGCAGATCCAGAAATTGAATTTGAAGTGCCACTACCGCCTGCATTAAGATTACCTCCACCTGCAGTTGTTCCAGCGCCTCCAGAACCTCCGCCCCCACCTGCATATCCACTACCAACTACGTTGGCTGTTCCTCCAGCATTGCCTTGACCAGCTGTTCCAGAGCCACCTAAACCAACAGAACCAGAAGCGCCTTGTGCACCGCCGCCGCCCGATCCACCAGCTAAGCCAGTAGACTTTGCGGCTGTTGCATTATTTCCAGATGTAGCTCCACCGCCGCCGCCGCCAAACGCAGTTGCTATAGATGTAATCGATGAGTTGGTACCAGTAGTACCTGCTGTAGCACCAGATCCGCCATTTGTTGTTGAGCTTGTGCCAACGGCGCCTCCAGCGCCTATCGTAATTGCGTAAGAAGTACCACCAGTAAATGTAGCGGTGTTTGATAAATATCCACCAGCGCCGCCGCCAGCACCATTCCATCCATCACCAACAGAGCCTCCTGCTCCACCTCCTCCAGCGATTACGAGATAACTTGCCGAGTACGTTTGACTTGTAATCCCGATCCAAGCAACACCTGAGTAAACCTCAGTCTGATTGGTTGTTGTGTTGTAGCCAATCGTGCCGAGAGCTGGGCTAGCAGGACGAGTCGCAGTAGTCCATTGGGGTGGGGTTAATCCACCTCCTGAAAGAACTCTAGCTAAAAGCGATGCGTTACTCGTGGTCATTTAGATCCTTTTACTCTGTTACTAATTGTACCCAGCTTTGTGTAGCTTCATCCCATTGGTATGGGCCGCCTTCAGTTGGCATCGGTACTGGAGCATTCCAGAGACCTGTATCTTCATCAAGAATCCAGCTTGGATATGGTTTTGGCGGAATGAACGCATCAAGCGTTGTATCATAGCTATAACCAATACCTGCGAAGTTCTTGCGAAGAGACTTAGATTGGTCAGGCGATGGGGTATCGCTATTTGGTTCGTAATGGATGCCGCCTCGAGTATTGTACGAAGTCTTGATCCATTGACCAGGTGACGAATCTACGAATGTTTGGAAAAAATCTTCCTTAGCAACAATAACCTGAGTTACTTTGCCGTCTACTACTTTTGCATAATGGCCCATGAAAATCTCCTTTGTTTAAGCCGTATAAGTACCACTAGATGTGAACGTAATAATTGTATTTGAACCGTAAGTTGTAATCGTTGGACTTCCTGTGGTGTTACCTGAGTAATTTGCTGTAGGTACAGAAAGAATAACTACACCAGAAGCACCACTATTACCTGTTCCTCCACCACCGTTACCAGTGTTTGCGGTATTTGGCGCTCCGTCCGCACCAGCTCCTCTTGCATAGGTGACAGCAGAGCCAGTTATAGAATTAGAAGTTCCTGCTCCTCCATTACCGTAAGCACCGCCACTCGCATTTCCTCCGACACCGCCAGAACCACCTCCGCCTCCTGCATAGCCATTCACACCGCCGTTACCGCCAGCATATCCTTGACCTGCTGTGCCAGATCCACCAGATCCACCTGCACTAGTGCCTCCACCGCCGCCGCCTCCTGACCCTCCTGAAGCGCCATTGCCACCAGTACCACTAGGATTACCTGTACCGCCAGCCCCCCCTCCAACCGCAGTTGCAATACTTCCGCTTATTACAGAGTTATTACCATTAACTTGTACATTAGGAGTAGCTACATACGCCCCTCCAGCACCGACAGTAATTGTGTAATTAGTTCCACCAGTTAATGTGGTTGTGCCGGATAATAATCCACCTGCACCTCCATAACCGCCAGAATACCCTCCGGAACCGAGTGTATAAGCACCGCCACCAGCAACCACCAGATAGGACGCTGAATAGTTTTGACTTGTAATCCCAACCCAAGCATTGCCACTATATATTTCAGTTTGATTGGTTGTAGTGTTATATCTAACTTGGCCAGCTGCGGGGCTAGTAGGTCTTTGTGCTGTAGTCCCTCTAGGTACGTTAAAACCGCCTGTTGCAGAACTGAAGTCAATTACTCCTTCTGCATTAGTTGAAACCATCGAGCCTGGGATTTTTGTTAATGCCATTTATCTATCCTTAAGCTGTGTATGTACCGCTAGATGTGAATGTATGGATTGTGTATCCGCCTGCAGTTGTTACAGTACCACCAGTGCCTTTTTGTGATCCAAGGTACGAAATAATAACTACTCCAGAGCCTCCTGAAGCGCCACCTGGATAAGAAGGTGAACCAGACGAATAACCAGATCCGCCTCCTCCGCCGCCAGTGTTTACGGTTCCGGCAGCACCAACTCCACCATTTGATGCGCTCCCATTACCTCCGCCACCTGACCCTCCTAAACCAGCAATCGCAGCAGGACTAGACGCATAGTACCCACCGCCACCGCCTCCACCAGCACGGGTAACAGCAGATCCTGAAATAGATGAAGATGTGCCATTACCGCCGCTTCCAGAAACATTTGAAACAGCATTTCCACCTGCGTTAGCTGCGCCGCCGCCACCCCCAGTCGTATAGGGAGATGAAGAAATGTTATTTATACCATTTCCACCTGCAAAACCTTGGCCAGATGTTCCAGCGCCACCAACAAACTGTCGTGCGCTACTTGAATCAGCAGATCCACCGCCGCCTCCAGAGCCACCAGAACCGCCATCAGCATTAGCAACAGCTGTACCGCCATAAGTACCACTAAAACCGCCACCAATAGCAGTAATCGCTAAACCACTAATACTGCTATTTGCGCCGCTATTACCATTTGCTGGCCCACCAGTACTAGCGCCAGCGCCCCCAGCGCCAACGGTCACTGTGTAAGTAGTGCCTGGAACAAAATTGGCAGTTCCCTCCAGATACCCGCCACCGCCACCGCCACCAGACAATCCAGAACCAGAACCCCCTCCACCGCCTACTACTAAATAAGCAGCAGTGTAAGGCCCAATTGACGCACCTTGTGAATAACAAATCCAGCCTTGTGTTGCGTCGATATAGACGATTGCTACTGCTTGTCCGCTTGTATTTAACGTTACATTGGATGTGCTGCCTTGAATTTTTAACCCGTTTGGATTCAGTGTGACTGGGTTAGTGCCCCAAGTCCTTGCATAGTCAGTGAACTGAATAAAATCTCCAGCTGCGGGAGCTGCGGGCAACGTTACTGTGATTGCCGCTGATGTCGTGTTAACTGCATAACCTTTGCTTTTAACAGCAGTGAAATTCGATGTCTGCACTGCCTGCCACTCTGCTCCTCCACCGCCGCCAGCAGCTACCCATGCTCCGTCACCACGTAAAAACGTAGATGCTGATGCAGTACCAGTAGCATTGATATTCGAAATCTGTACTGAGCCAGGTGTATTTGGGATAGCGTTGTAAACTGACGAGATATAAAAAATCTCGACGGCAATAAGGTCACCTGCAGTGGCGCCAATATCTAAAACTACGGTGGTTCCATTCGTAGCAGTGTAATCCCCGCTGCCTAGCATTACGCCGTTTTGGTAGACACTGATAAATCCAACTGGATATGAAGGCACAGAAAAAGTTGTCTGGCCTGAAGTTGCTGTGTATTCAGCATAGGTGCGATACGCCTGCGTGGTTACTCCTGATGCAGGAATACCAAGGTGACGCACCGAGATATTGTTAGTCCCCGCTGGGGGAGCTTCTGAGAATGTCAGGGTCGTACCTGAGATTCCGTAAGTGCTTGGGTCTTGCAGTACGCCAGCAATCGATACCAGAGCAGCCGTCGATCCACCTGGCGCTACGGACATCGTAAACGCCGTGGTAGAGCCGTTACCTGAGAAGGTATCGGTTACGAACGCTTGGTACTGCGGTTGATTGCCGATATAACTCATGCAACGAAGGTTCCGCTAGATGTGAATGTGTGGATGGTGTATCCGCCAACCTGTGTAATAGTTCCGCCAGATGCACGAGGGGTTCCAAGGTAACGAACAATAATAATTCCTGAACCACCGTTACCGCCTGCTTGTGCAGTGCCCCCAGAATTATTGCCACCGCCAGCGCCTCCGCCACCCGTATTAGAAGCTCCAGCGTTACCACTACCACCATAAAGGCCAGAGCCACCGCCGCCAGATCCGCCAGACCCACCACCAGACACATAAGGAGATTGAGCGCAGCCGCCACCGCCACCGCCACCGCCGTAGAAAACTGTGCTTCCAGAAGTTGTATGACTTACACCAGCACCGCCGTTACCAGATTGTGTTCCACCGCCGTTTCCATTACTACCAGCACTTCCAGCTCCACCGCCACCTCCAGCAGCCATTGAACTATTACCAGAAGAATTATAAATACCAGTACCGCCAATATTTCCTTGGCCTGCTGTAGCGGCTCCAGGGGATAAACTACCGTTTGCAAAATAAGACGCACCACCAGACGAACCTCCAGCAAGTGTTTGTGCGCCTCCATAACCTCCGCCGCCACCACCACCAATAGCTGAAGTTGCAAAAGCTACAGAATTAACTCCGTTATTACCTAAAGCACTGCCACCAGGTGCCCCCGTGCCTCCTGCACCAACAGTCATGGAGTAAGAAACGCCTGTTGTAACTGGAGAAGCGGCTACATAAATAACACCGCCTCCGCCACCACCTGAACCAGCATATACAGATCCACCTCCGCCACCACCAGCAACTACTAAATAGTCCACCGTATAAGAAGCGCTGGCAGTTGAAACCCAAGCTCCGTTTACATATGACTCAACCACGTTGGTTTCAGTGTTGTAACGCATAAAGCCGTTTGCGGCGCTTGAGGGTCGTTGCGCAGTAGATCCAGCAGGTAAGCCTAAGGCACCTGTTCCTGTATCTCTAAAACCGTTTATTCCGTCAAAAATTAGTGCCATTGAAATGGTCTCCTTTAGATTACTTTCCAGGTACTACCAGCAACGATAGTGACCGTGTTTGAACTTTGAGTGATTGGGCCAGCCGACATATAATTGTTTCCTGCGACTGACGTAAAGTCTTCAGTAATAGCATTAGCGTTTGCATAGAAAATTCCTGCTTCAGCACCACCTCCTCCGCCGATCGCGCCCCACTCACCACCTGCGTATCCTTCGAATGAAGCAGTCTCACTGTTGTAACGAAGAGCTCCATTAGCTACAGAGCCGGGGCGTTGAGTAGTATTACCTGACGGAACACTAAACGAACCAGTTGAAGTATTTGGTTGATCCGATACTTGTGCCGGTGTTGGATTACTTAGGGGGCTATTACCAATAAATGCCATTAGTTAATCTCCAACACACTAAGGACAGCATCTAATGAAGTCGCGGCAGAAGATATAACTTTTACTGCATCTGCTGCTTCTAAAACGACTTTTTGGTCACCGCCAACAATTACCAAAGCACCGCCGTTAGGAACTGTTGCGCCTTTTACTAAATAATAATCAACACCTCCTGAAGTAACATAGGCACTACATGTGACAGGAGAGTTAGTCGTATTTGCCGCAGAAAATCCAATTACAGTAGATTGAGTAGCTGCAGGGGCAGTGTAGACTGTAGAAGGTGATGTTCCTACGTCTTTGCTAAAAAAGTTTTTGAATGTATTTGCCATTTCTTATCCTAGAGCAATAGCTAATGCAACTGCTGTTCCAGCAGGATCAGCATATGTATTAATATTAGACGTAGTTATTACAGAAGAATCTACAGCAACAGTTACAGAACCACCGGTTGTCTCAGTAATGCTAATACCTGCACCGTCAGTTAGGTTTATATTTTTCCAATACTGATTGGTCTGGTCATAAGCTAATAAATTACCGCCTGTTGGGGTAGTAATTAAAACATTATGTAACTCATCAAGCTCCCAGCCATTATTAATATGAGTAAACACTTCACCTGACGAAGCATTTACTTTTATTACCCAACCCAAAAAGACAGTATGTGCTGGTGCTGCAGGCCTTGTTGCTGTAAATTGACCGGCAGTTTGAGATAAGTATATTGGGGCACCTGCTGAAAAACCACTTGTGTTAATTCCTCGAATTACACCAAAAGTAGTAACAAATCCTTCTGCGCCAGCCGCTATATCTTCGGTAGCAATACCTAATGTGGCGGCAGATAATGGCTCAGAATCAGCGTCAGCCAAGACTACAGCAGGGCGCTGGCCTTGTGCGCCATTTACAGCAACTACGCTACCATTTGTTATGGTTGATGCGGAATTGTTATATACCTTAACAATATTTTCTTGACCGAGCTGTAATGATACGTCAGCGTCTAAAACTACAGAAGGTGTACCATCGCCAGTGTCCCACGACATGGTTCCAACCGCTGCAGGGACACCTGTGGGGGTAGTATCAAAAGTAATTGCATTAACAGCACCCAAAGTGCCATTATCATCTTGAGTAACTACACCGTTTTGTACGAGTTTTCCGGTTGTACCATCAAAACGAACTAATGCATTATCTGTTGCTGATGCAGGGCCAGAAACAGCATTTGGATTTGCTGATACGCTTAAATTACGGGAAGACCCCGTGCCGGTAATAGTTACAGAAGAATCAGTCGATGTAAGAGTTTCGATCTTAGCATCGTTTAGATTTGTAAAATTGGCATCAACCTCGTTATTGGTTAACGGAGAGCCTTTACCAGCACGTGTGACAATGGTAGTCAAAGTCTACCCTCTTCTATTAAGAAATGGTGATTGTCCAGGTAACGCTCATAGCATCGTTTGCGCCCTTGTTAACAACGGCAAAAACTGTACGGCAAAGCATTGTTCCTGCAACGGCTGCATTAAAAATACCTGCTTCTACAACAGCGCCAGTTCCTGTACCTGCTGGAAAGCTTGCTGTATAAGTAACTACGTTAGCGGCAGCAGTAGAAGAAGCTAAAGCTACTCGTCCTAGTTCAGAACCAAGGGCAGTATCGCCAGCTGCTGCTGGGGTGCTATCTGCTCCAATAGCCATGTGGCTCATAACGCTGGAAGAGGTTCCAACCATACGAGAAGCAACAAAATCTTTTCCGGTAGTAACTACCAGATTTTTAAATAAATGATCTTCTTTAACCTTGCCATCAGGGCCAGTAACTACGACTCGTAAAGAGCCTGTGGCTTTAAGTTGTTCGTTTGTGTTCATAACAGCTCCTTATGTAAATGTGCGGGATGTACCGACATAATCTTCTAAAAAATAGGTTATATCGCAGTAATCCTGCATGAGCAAGGTTCCACTGCTTGATAATAACATATTATCTGACTTATTTAATGCAAAATCAACTGCTTGGGCATCAGACGTAACCAGCAGTTCACTAATTAATTTGACGAAGGCATACTCAATGTCCCCGTCCATATTATCCAAAAGGATAAGGGTTTCAGATACACCTTTGTTAGAAACTACTGAACTATCGTCAACAAAAGACAAAACATCTAACTTATCTAAGGCAGTGTCTAATACTGTTTGATCTGTCGCACTAGCGGTATCTGTAAAATTACGTATGTATATTAAAGTTGTAGTTACAAAATCAGTAAAGGTTGTAGAGTCAGCAAGCGCTTTCTGAATACTGTAAGCTACTGAATCTGTTGATATATTTGCTATATCAGCTATTTGTTTTACTATGGCTAACGAAGCTAAGTCTGCCGTAGGTACGCTATCAAAGAACTCTTTAATAACATTAAAAGAAGCTTGGTCGGCAAGAGTTTGGGTATCAGCCAGTATTTTTGATAGTGCGACCTGAGCGCTATCTACAGAAGTAATTGAATCTGCTGAAGTTTTACTAAAAGTCTTAAGAATAGAGTCCAGAAAACCGGGATACGTATCTGAAAACGATTTTTGTGTAGTAAGTGCTACAAGATCGGTTGGGGTTACAACATCAACTGCCAATACGTCTGGCATAGTAACCGCAGCAAATACCTGAACATCAATGTAATTAGCCTTAAAAATAGGCTGTATATACGAATAAGCTGCTTCAGCGTCTATATAGCTAACAGCAAAGGTAGGGTTTACATATGAAACCTCAACTCTTACTTCTTGATTGGGGTTTACCCTAATGCCCATTAGAAATCTGCTCTTAGCGTAAACTCAAGCAAATCAAAAGCAGTCAAAATCTGACCGTTAAAATTCATCTCAATTTCACCTTGGTATTGTCCGGCAGGCACATCTAATGTGTTTCCTGGAAATCCAAAACGTACGATTCCATTAGCTCCATCAATCTTTGAGCAAGGTAAAGTAGATAAAACTGTAGTTCCACCAAGGGCTCGAAATTTAACTACTACAGTAGTAGTGGCCGCAGATAAATCAATTGGGTCACCAGTTTGACGGTCTGTAAGAGTTAATGTTACCTCTGGTAAATTATCATTTTGTACAATTTTTATAGTGCTCATGCCCACCTCTGGAATTCAGTTCTTGTAGACCCACGAGTCAATCCCTTATTCATCTGGATTCTGGCTCTGTTAATATGAAAGTTAAACATCTTAGCAGCTTCAATTGAACCTGCTTTATCTGTGTAATCTTGCCGTGGTTGGGCTAATAAACGTGCTCTAGCGCCCCAAGCAATTGCTTCTGCCCATTGCTCATATATCTCTGAATCAATCTCATTTGAGTCTTGGGTTGGAGCTAAAGCAGTCCGTACATACAATGAAGAAGGTAAAGTTACATAAGGAATAGGAACTAAAGTAACTTCAGGTTTAATAATTCTAGTAATGTATTGGGGAGAACCTTGTAACTGATCCCAAGCACCCATACGGTAAATATCGGCCAATTCGTCAGGGCTTTTTGGAATTAATAGCAAAGTATTAAAGTAAGCTTGAACAGGGCCAACTAATTTAGTGTCCGCTGGCGTTTGTATAACATATTGTGCTTGCCCGTTTACTACAGTAATAGCAGGCGCTTCGTACTGCCAAATATAGGTTCTTTCACAAAACTCAATGCATGCTTGTCTAATTGCGTCAACCGCAATAAATTCAGAAGCATCAGGCACATACTGTAGTACCCTAGGCAAAAATTCTTCGTAAGAAACAGTATATCCGTATGACTGGGTCATGACTCAGATCCTGGTTTATTGGGGTCTTTTGGTGTGAACTGCTGATTTGGGTTATTAGACAATTCAGAAGTTTGTTTAATACCGCAAGAAGCCATAAATGTTTGTAAGTATCCTTGTGCCAAAGCCAAGCCAGGTGCGTATTCTGCATCTTTGCTGCAAGCTCTGTAAAGAATGTAATCCAATAATGCCGGCTCAAAAGTATCGCTAATTGAGATAACTGTAGCTTCTGAAGTAATCATCGGCGGAACTGGAGAATAATTTAACTGTACGTATCCTGAACCATTATTAGGAGGATAAACATAAAAAACAGTTTGATCCTGTGGATCAAATACATAATGCTTAGGTACTGGAGATTTAGTATCAGAATGCCAGTCTGGATTAAATGAATCAATTAACTCTCTAGAAGTTAAACGAATTGCCCGACCTGGTTTCGTACCATCTGTACCCATATAACGAATAAGCTCAAGTAGTAACCAGCCATCCGACGGAATAGTCTGTCTTGTGCCAGCTACTAATTGAACAGTTGATACTTTATTTGTTGCATTAGGAGCTAAAAGAACAATTTGTTTTTGACCTTGATTAAGCCAAGATAAAAGCTCAGCTCTTGTCCAACGGGTATTGCCGATGTCAGTAAGCTGAATCGCTGCTTTATTCAGAATGGCTTGAGCGGTAATTGTTCCCATATCCTAATTATAGTAGAGAGGAGCCGAAGCTCCTCGGTTTATTACGATGCAGTAACAGTTACTGTGGATGGTGCACTATTTGTAGTCCCGTCATTTACTACTAAGCTAGCTACATATGAGCCTGCTATATCAGCGGTAAAGGTCGGACTTACAGTCGTAGCACCAGCTAAAGTAGCCGTACTTCCTGCAGGGATGCTAGTTAAAGTCCAAGCGTAGGTAAGCGAATCACCGTTAGGATCATAACTACCTGCACCAGTTAAAGTTACTAAAACTGGAGAAACTACAGTTTGAGCTGGGCCGGCATTAGCAACTGGAGCATCATTAACTGCTAAAGCTGCCACAATCGCAGGAACCTGAGTCCCAAACCACAAACCATCGACTACTAGTTGATTTGAAGTAATACTACCCGCATTCAAAGCCGCAATATCTGTAGCTTGAGTCGAAGAAAAACCAGCCACTACTAAATCTGTAGTAGTAGCAGTACCTACGTTAAATCCAACTACTGCTTGCGCTTGTGGGATGGAAAATCCGCTAGCAACTAAATCATCAATAACAGCCATTTGATACTCCTTAAAAATCAAAGTGGGGG